AGGATATGGTTATAGAAAACCTTTATTAAATGAATTTGTGCCTGATATAAAATTGGGTAAGTTGAGTGATACTACACCGCTATTTTACTATTATCCATACAGAGATTTTAAGACAAAAGATATAACAAAATTAAACTATAATGCTTATTCTGTTTTGGTAAGAGTTAGTAGCAACAATAATTCTGTGAAAGATTTGAAAAAACCCAGAACTGGTGCTATTTCACCAGTAGTTGAAACAAAAACAGGTGAAAAAATAGGTTGGGATGTTCCACCTAATCCAAATCAAACAATAGATGTAGCATTTGGAGACCAAAAAACATTTGGTATGATAAGTGATACTGCTGGTAAATTGTTAGGTAGAACCTATATTAGAACAGCAGATAATGACGCAGGAAATATAGTCAATATAAAATTAGTTGGTATAAGTGATAAAGAGTATTTGAAAAATCTTGCTAAAAAAACTTATACTAAAATGAAATTTACATCACCAGTAAATTTTTGTATTACTAAACCAATCACTGCTCTTGGTAGAATACCAGGTATTTTTGATATAGTTAGAATACTTGATAAGGTAGATACTGAAACAGAGGGTGATTACATCATAACAAGGACAAGGGTATTTATGGATACTGATAATGGTTTCAATTGTGAAATGGGACTTGGAACAAGGTTTGTAATCAAAGGAGAAAATAACAATCTAAAAGTTGATGATGCTGATGTATTCTTGATTTGGGATTCAAAAGTGCCAGATGATAGTGGCAATTGGTTAGATGAAATAAAAAAATACTCATAAATGAATTTATCACAGGCTTTAAGAGAACAAATAAAAAATCAACTATCAGTAATGACTGCTGCTATTGGTGTAGTGGTTGCTGAAAATTTGGATGAAACTGGTAATCCTAATGGTAGTTTTGTAATTCAACCAGTTGATAATGAACCACCTTTGTTTAATGTTATTGCTCTTTCCAATAATAAACCTAAACCTAACTCTTATGTGATTTATCAGTATCTTGACGAGCAAAATGCTTATATTACTGGTATGATGGAATTTGAAAGGATTTCACAAACTACTCAAATAGCACAACTACAAACAGCCACAGCAAGTATGACTGCTACACAAAACATAAACATACAAACTCAAAAAGATTGTATTGTAGCAGCAACAGAGGACATAGTTTTAGAAAGTAATACTTTAACATTTAATACACAAGATACATTAAAAGAGTTGGCTAATACTATACAACTAACATCTACATTAGCAACTACTCTTGATGGCAATGGTGTTAAAATAACATCTAATGGTATTCAATTATCCCTAATACTTACAGATATATTGGGTGCTTTAACTGCTATAAATACAGCAATAGCAACACTTACTGGCACACCACCAGCAGCAGCACAGATTGCTACACTCACTACTAATATACCAGCCTTTAATGCTTAAACTAAATATGATATGAAAGACATAGCATTAAAAGACACACTTGATTTACTAATACAAAATGGAGATTTAACATTTGTAGAGGATTTAGATTGTGATTTCCAAGATTTAAACTTATTATTGAATATAAATCTTGGTGATAATAAGCAGTATCCGCTTATGGGAACTAATATGATTTATTACAAAAATGGTGTATTAGAGGATTTACTTGGTAATTTACAAAAACAATTCATTTATACTAACTTGCCAGTAAATAGAATACAAAATACAGATGATAATAGATTAAAAATAAATCTAAATGGCAATTATACATTTGTTGCTTTGTAAAAACTAAATAAGTATATGGCAATCTGGGTCGCTTCATCTAATCAATCTGTTTTTGATTTAGCAATACAACTTTATGGAAATGTAAGTTTTGCTAATCAAATATGTGTTGATAATAAATTGGATTGGAATTATCAAACAAAAACTAATGATACAATTTATTATGATACTAACATATCAAGTGAAACAGGAACACAAAAAATCTTACAATCTAAAAAGTTCGTTGTAGCAACTGGCTTTGAAAGTGCTGGTGGTGTCCCACCTTACATTTTAAGAGCATTCAATAATGACTTTTCATTAGCATTTAGTTAAATTATGAAAACAAGAAATCAAATACAAAATGAAATAGACACCAAGATTGTTAGTAATAATAGTCGCGCTATTACAGCAATTGAGTTAAATGGTATATTCAGTGATATAAATGATTCAACAATAAATCAATTGAGTGATGCTTCAACATTTGGTTTGTTTGAGTTTGATGTAGCACAAACATATCAAGTAAATCAGTGTTGCGTGTATAATAAAAAGTTATATAAAGCAAATACACAAGTATTACCTGGTAGTTTCAACCCTAATCAGTGGGTATTACAAAAAGACATTAAAACATTTTGTGCTAAACTTGTTGGTAATTTAGGAGATGTCCCTACTATGACTGTGTTAAAAGATGATATATTTGGGACATACCCACCATTTACTTTTCTTGGTAATGGTTTTTATATGTTTGAATATGTAAATGAGGTATTTGGGACAAGTTCTGTTTATAGTGTAAGATTTGATAATACAATAACCAATTCAAATGCCTTGGCTTATGCTTACGCAACACCTGTAAATGAAACTACAAACTATGTTTATTTCTTGAATAATTCTATGGTGCCAGATGATTTAATCACCACCTATTACACCATAAATGTCTATAACTAAATATAATGTATGAAAAGTAGAGGACAGATACAGAGCGAGATTGATAGTTATATCATAGCCAATAATCAACAACTAATAACAGCACAGCAAGTAAATCTAATACTTACTGATATAAATGATTCCACTTACAATCAAGTTAGTGATAGTATTAGTGGAGGACTAAATAACTTTTCTAATGGGGACACTTACCTTGTTGGTGCCACTGTAATCTATGATGGTTATATTTGGAAAGCAACATCTGCTAATGGACCTGGTAGTTTTAATGAAAGTGATTGGACTAAAATACAAAAGTTGCGTGTAGCAACTGATAGAGCAACTATTCTATCACTTATTTCTAATAATAAGTTATTAGCAGGTTCTATGTATGGTATGACTGCTTCAACTATAAATGTTTGGGCTGTTGATACAAATGCCATATCAAGTTTAGCATATAAGACATCTACTAATGAAATTGGAACATATGATATAAACACTGATACATTTACAGTGCTTTCATCAGGTCCAGTAGGAGCAACAGGAGCACAAGGTTTTACTGGACCGCAAGGTGATATGGGACCGCAAGGTAATACAGGACCGCAAGGTTTTACAGGAAATCAAGGAGCAACAGGAGTTCAAGGACCTACTGGCGTTCAAGGTTCAACTGGACCACAAGGAAGTATTGGACCAATAGGACCTGGTGGAGATGTTGCTTATTATGGTGTATTTTATAGTGATGAATCACAACAAAACTCTGGTGGTGAAAATCCAGTTTATTTTAATCAAACAGACAATACTAATGGTATAACTAACAATTTTAGTGGCATAATAATAGATTATGCTGGTATATACAAAATAAATTCCACATTACAATTTACAAAAGCAGATACATCACAAGATTTATTTAATGTATGGTTAAAGATTGATGGGGTAAATGTTCCATATTCTAACACTGCTTACACATTAGAAAGTGTAAATTCTGCTATGAGAATAAATTATTCTTATATTGTAAATGTTTCTGCTGGAAGTGAAGTTCAACTATGTTGGAGTTCTCCTGACTTGGCAATGGAATTGACTACATTAGGGACACAATCAAACCCAGACAGACCAGAACAATCATCAGCATATATTGATGTGAGTAAGATTGTTTATAGTGGCTTTGAGGGTTTTGCTGGTAGTCCAGGTTATTTCTTGATTGCTTATAGTAATACTACCCAAACTAATCCTGTTGCTAATACAGCAAACTATATGACTTTCTCTAATGTTGTTTCCAATCAAGCAATCAACTTATTGAATAATAAAGAAATTCAGTTTGATTATGAGGGTGTATATAACATACAATTTTCAGCCCAAGCACAAAAAACAACTACTGGTGATGATGAGTTAGACATTTGGTTTAGAAAAAATGGTAATGATATACCAAACTCTAATACCACTATGATGCTCCATAGTAATCCAGGTAAGGCTGTTCCAAGTTGGAACTTTATGCTACAAGCAAATGCTGGTGATTATGTAGAGATTATGTGGAGTTCCGCTGATACTACTATGGAGTTTTTAGCAGTAGGGACACAATCATCACCAACAAGACCTGAAATACCATCAATCATACTCACAGTGGGACAACAACAATTTATAGGTTCTACTGGACCTGTTGGTGGAACTGGAACACAAGGACCTACTGGACTACAAGGTTTTACAGGACCACAGGGTTTCACAGGACCACAGGGAAATACTGGCTTTCAAGGTTCTACTGGACCACAAGGAAATACAGGAGTTCAAGGACCTACTGGCGTTCAAGGTGAAACAGGAGCACAAGGTCCAAGAGGATTTCAAGGTTGGACTGGACCACAAGGAGATTTAGGACCACAAGGTAATACAGGAGTTCAAGGATTCACTGGACCACAAGGTAATACAGGATTTCAAGGTGAAACTGGACCACAAGGTAATACAGGAGTTCAAGGACCTACTGGTTTTCAAGGTGGAACAGGACCACAAGGTCCTGCTGGTTCTGGCTCAACACAAAATCTTACAAGTGTCCTTACAACTGGTGCTACTGCTATGTGGAACGCTATTGGTGGTAATAACTATGTAGTTCAACTTACAGATGGTTCTAACATCGCTGGTGTTAAAGGAGATAATTTTGATAGTTCAAGAACAGGAACAAAAGTATTAAATTTAGACGGACAATACGGAGTTAAACTTGGTGAAAATGCTTATGATTATATTGACCCATCACCAATAACTAATCAAGGAGCAGTTTATTATGCTAAAACAAATATAAATCAACAATCAAGTATTGAGGCTGGTTTTAATGGTGTGGGTAGTAATGATTCTAAATCTAACTTTTATGTAGGTCGTATTTCTAATGTAAGTTCCGGACCTGATGTAATAGCACAAACAAAATATGTGATGGGTCCCCTTTCAAATGACCCATATTATTCAGCGCGACTACAACTTGCTTCTACAACAGATACATCAAATCTTGCTGACTATGGAATAGGACCTTACGCACAATTCACACTTGATAATAACAATCAAACCACATCAACAATTTTAACCTTAAAAGGTGGTAATATAGGTAATCTATATTCAGTAGAGACAAGACCCAGTTTTGAGGTTTCAATTACTGATACAATAGGTAATAGTGATTTAACTATTGGTGGAGATAATTTAACCATAAATAGTGGTGGAACTTTAAGTTTGGTTTCTACTGGTGCTATACAACTACAACCAGGGGGTTATTTAGGTGTATTAGGTGATATACCTGTAAATCAAGGAAATGGTGGAGACATTGCTTGGGCTACACCGGCAGCAGGCGCACTATATCTTGATTCATCACAACTTGAAGGCTCAGTCCAAACATCAATAAATCAACTTGTAGTGAGTGATGGAGCGGCTTTTACCCCAAGTGTGAGTGGTGTTTCAAAAACTTATGTAGGTCTTGATGGGATAAGTATTGAAAAAGGTGCTTTACATCTTATCAACGATGTTTCAAGCCCTACAACAGGTAAAATAACACTAACAGGTTTAACTGTATCATCATCTAACTATACTTTATTCTTACCACTTGCTAATGATACACTTGTTAGTAGAAATTTGAGTGAAAACCTTGCTAATAAAAATATACAAACTTCTACTTTTGATGGTGGTTCAATTGGGTTAAATACACTTGTCCCACTCTATAATGTTGGTGTTGCTGCTGGTAATACCGCTGGTGATATGTTATTTAGGAACACAAGTGATAATATGTCTCGTTTAGCAATAGGTTCTGCTTCTGCTATGATGGTTGTTGGAACTGCTGGAAATGCTCCAACTTGGGAAAGAAGGTTGTTTTCAACTACAACAAATGGTCCAAGTAGAACTGGAACTACTGGTGAAACTTTCTCAAATGCTATTCTAATACCTGCTGGTAGTGTTAGAGTAGGTGATATAGTTGAGTTTAATGTTAGAGTAAGAAAGACAGGAACAGCAGGCACTACTACACTACGATTCTATATTGGAACAAGTGAAACTACACTTGGAACAGCAATGGCCGTGACGGGTGCGTTTGCTGCTACTAACATAACTATACAAATGTTGAGAACAGCAGCAGTAAAATCATCTACAAGCACAGAGGTATTTGGAACTTCTAATGCCTTGACTATGGACGATGGGCAAGGTTCTACCATAAACGTGAGTTCGTTAAATATAGATTGGAGCGGAGATAGGTGGTTTCAGGTGTCCAGTCAAGCAAGTAGTGCGGCTGATACTATATTCACATCTTATATGATGGTAAGAATAAATAGATAATAATATGAAAACTTTTACAAAATGGATTGATACACTTTTTGCTTCTTTGTTTGGCGTTTTATTGCCAGTAGCACCAATAATCTACACACTCACATTAGTAATCTTTGCTGATTTTATATTTGGAATATGTAGAGCAAAAAAAATGAAAGAAACTATTACAAGTCGTAAAATGTCTCAATCATTACCTAAAATCTTACTATATAACTCTATCATATTAGTTCTTTACTTTGTTGATAAAGAGGTTCTCAATACTGGTATAGGACTTGAAAAGTTAGGTGCTTCACTTATGATTATTATGGAAATGAAATCTATTGATGAAAGTTTCAATACTATATTTGGTTATTCTCTATGGAATAGATTAGTAGAATCTATTGAAAGGGGTAAATCTTTAACTAAAAAATAATTTTGTTTTTATCTTTTTTTATATTACCTTTACATTATGAAACAAAAAGATTGGAAAGGTGGTAAAAATACATTTAGGAGTTTAGGTGCTTCTAACCACGCATTAGAAACAAGAGAACAACACGACTACTACGCAACAGAGCCAAAGGCAGTTGAGTTATTAGTAGATATACTACCATTTAATAATAAGATTTGGGAGTGTGCTTGTGGTGAGGGACATTTAAGTGAAGCCCTTATCAAAAAAGGTTTTCAAGTTAAATCAACTGACTTGATTGATAGAGGTTATGGAACTGGTGGTTATGACTTTCTCAATAGTAATGATACTTGGGATGGTGATATAATAACTAATCCACCTTACAAGTTTGCTGAACCTTTTGTTGAGAAAGCACTTTCTTTAATACAAGATGGTAATAAAGTTGCTATGTTTATGGGTATTCAGTTTCTTGAAGGCAAGCGTAGGAAAGATTTTTTACAAAAGAATAATCTTAAATATGTTTTTGTTAGTTCAAGTAGATTGAATTGTGCTAAAAATGGAGATTTTAAGAAATACTCTGGAAACTCTGCCAGATGTTATGCTTGGTATATTTGGGAAAAAGGATATGTAGGTGAAACTATTATCAAATGGTTTAACTAACCATATGTTTGGTTGCCACTTTTAGTTTCATTTCTGCGCTATTTAAAATTTGAGCCACTTTGTTTATATTAGTAATACCTAATAACTTTCTTATTTCATTATTGGTGTAGTTTGAGTAATACTTAAATGTAAAACAATCAAGTTCTATTTTAGTTAAAACCTCTTGGGCTACACCCATCACTTTTAAGTAAAGTTCGTGTGTATAGATTTCCTCTTTTGCTTTATCAAGTAAGACCTCCATACTATCACCTGCTATATCTATATCTCCAAAATCAATAAACTCTACACCTTTACCCCTTTCTTTTATTTCATTAGTCATAACATTAAAACTAACCATACCAAATAACTCTTTAATCTTATTTGCTATTATTGGTTTCTGTCCTCTTTCTATTTGTTTAAGTAGATTTAAGTAAGTTTGGGTGATAATCATTTTCAAATCACTATCAGTTATAGTGAAAAACCTTTTATTTTGTCTCCTTGCTTTCAAACAATTTTCATAATACTTTATTACCTTTGGTTGTAAAAACCTATCTAACATATCTTTTGTTAAATGTCTATCACTTGGTAAAGATTTGTAAATGAAAAGTAAAGGGCGTAGTTCAGGTGTTTCATAAATGTTTGATTTCACACATAAAAACTATATTTTTCTGCTAATAGATTGTAAAATATACAGAAATTGTTTGCTGCTTCATATAGTTCAGCATTTTCACATAACTTTATCCACTTTTCTACTAACTCTTTGGTATATTTCAACCACTCCAAATATAACTTTGTGTCCCATTTATAGACAAGTTCAAGATTATCACACATATTCAAGAAATACGCTTCTATTATTAAAGGGTTTAGGAACTTTGGAGTAAAAAATAAACACAGATTATCAAAATCATCAAGTAAAATCTCCCAACTCCTACGATGATATAACAATCTTGGTTTTAGAAACTTGGGATATGTGTTGATTTCTACACAAAACAAGGTGTGTAGTTTATCGTTCATTATACTTTCCATACTAATGTTATTTTTTGGACTTTAACTCCATCATCTTACCTATGTAGTAAGTCATAAGTTCCCTTAAAATAGCAACATCCTCAAACTTTTCATCAAGTGCGTGTTTTGTGATTTCAAGGCTCATCTCAACAACTCTCTTTTTTAAGTATTCGTAATTCTCCATAAACTATAAATATATTTATTATATATATTAAAGAATAAAAGTGTGTTTTGGAAACTAAATAAGTTATGATGAGAGATTTTACAGACACTGAACTATTGAAAACTGCTATTGATAGAATAAAGTTAAAACAAGATAGTCAAGTTATAGGACCTAATGATTTATTGTTTAATGAAAATGGTATGATGGTAATGGAGGGTAAAGATTGGATTTGGGAAGCAGTAAAAAGTGAGTTAGATGAAATGTTTATAGAGGAGCGTAATACAAAAATAAATACTATATTAAATGGAGGAGATACAATATGAATTCAAAAAGGGAACTTGTGAAATAGTTGATACACCTAATATAAATCAACAAAAATGTCTTATCTTGAAAAGAATAGTTCTCAACTATGTAAATAAACAAGAAAAACAATATGTTGATAGTTTAGATTTTTTTGACTATGAGTTTGGTTTAGATAAAAATACACAAATGATTAGTCAAATAGTAATCTTTAATGGTTATACTAACACTTTGGAATACTTTGATTTCAACCCAATACCAGTAGAACTTGTTTGTGGAGATTACACTACTATTGAGGAGTTCTTGGAGCAGATTGAACCTTATATTGACTTTTATACTATTGAATAGCAAAACTGGTTTGTTATACTATATTTCTAATGTGTAAATATGAAAAGGGTGGGGAAATTTTCCTCACTTTTTTTTTTACTTTTTGCTTGACTTTTGAGTTTTAATCGCTTACCTTTGTATCATTATGAGAGCAATACAAAAACAAATCACCTACTCCTTTGATGGAGACACAGCACTTTATCGTCGCAACCTCAACTACACTTTCACACAGAAAGAGGCTGGTTGGACTGGCAAGAAAAACAATCGTGGTAAAACTAATCTCAAAACATTTATCAAGTGTAATGGTTTCCTTGTAAATCGTTTTGTAGGTAGTATTGAGGAGAATATGGCTAAAATCATATTCCAGATTGATAGGCATTTTGATAAAGCCTTGTTAGATAATCAACTACGCACACGTGAGGGTGAGTTATTGTCTAACAAAAATATGTATATCTGTGGCAGTAATACTGCTCTCACCAAATCCATTAGTGTTGAAACTAAAATTATTTACTAATAAATTTGTATATTGTTAAACTTTATATTACCTTTGTATCATTATGAAAAAGACACAGACACCAGAGTTCAAAGTTATTGATTACACAGACAAGTTTATTCTTGTATTAGGAGCCACTCGTCCTTTAAGAAAGCAGTTTTTACAAATAGGTGGAGTATGGAAAAGTGTTTGTTCTTTGGCAGACAAAGGTTTCAAGTTCAAAAGAGAATTAAAATCACAAGTAGAGGAAATAATCTTAAATTATATGATAGAATTAGAAAATCCCCCAAAAAATCCTATTATTCAACGCCATATTGATAGTTGTAATAAGGGTGCTGTTAGTTTCACTGCTGAAAAACAGATTGTAGATTGGCTACACAAACAAGCCCATACACAAAATGTTTCTGTATCACAAATATGTAGAGACATTATGTCTAACTATATTGGGTATATGGAACACCTTTCTAAACTTGGTGTTAGAGCCAAAAGTTTTAAGCACACATTACAAAGTGATGCTGGTGATGCTTTTGTTAAAGATGGTGGTGAAACTACCCAAAGCAACACCAAATATACTTGTAAAGTTTGTAATGGTGAAATACCAGAAGCAAGAGCCAAAGGTGCTTTACAATATAAAAAGACACCCACTTATTGTTCTAATAAGTGCTATAATGTAGGACATAACTTGTTAAAGAAAGAAAAATAACTTATATTTGTATTATGAAAACAAGAGAAAGTGTATATCAAGAGTATATGGCGCGTATCAATAACGCTGATGAAAAAACTAAAAGGAGTTGGGCTGTTAAATGTAAAAACAGAGGTTGGGACAGACCTATTGTTGGTTTGACTTTTTGGGATGAAAGAGGTGAGTGGTTAGTTTATGATATAGCAAAAACTGGCACTTACCCTATACACGTCGTCTGTATTGATTTTGAAGGCAGTGATGTTTTAGTCAATAGAGAAATGACTTATGGTAGAAACAGAAAAACTATTTTACATTTAGGTAAGCAAATGTGTTGGAGTTGGGGTTGTGAAACTACCAAGAAAGCAAAAAAATACGCTTGGGCGAAACATAGAGGTGGTTTGGCTGCTTTATTACCACACGAACAAATCAACAGAGACAATAAACTAAATCAACTTATGGATGAAGATTTTTTTTCATTTCTTGACTAAAAACATTTGTATATTCAATAACTTTATATTACCTTTGTATTATGAAAAACACTAACACACACCCCTCCAACATTTGTTGTCTATGTAAGCAACCCTTTACAGGTTATGGCAACAATCCAAGTCCTCTCTATGATGACTTTACAATCAATCTTGACGCTGATGACGAACACGATGTAATGGTATTCAGTGATGAACCATTAGATGCCAGATGTTGTGATACTTGTAATAGTTCCCTTGTCCTACCATTTAGAATGCGTTTAGCAGTAAGTGGGCGTGATTTTATCAAAAGTCAAGATTTCAAAAACATACAAGAAAGATATGGGTATAAACCTGTATCTGTTGTAAGAGATACAAAGATTGATACTATACTAACTCCTACATTTGCTGAAAGAGAAAAAGCGTTTAAGCAAAGACAGAAAGCAACTTGTCGTAAATACAAGATGCTTGAAATTGGTAGTCCAAAAAGGGTTATATAAAAATACTTTTATGTTTGTTGTTTCATAATTTTGATGTAAAAACACCCACTTTTAGTGGGTGTTTTTCTTTGTTTTTATGGAGTGTCTAACAAACCTGTGTAAGTATTCTAACTTTCCTCCTCCCACTTTCTTTTGTCCTGACTTGAAAAAACATATTCACCAATCTTTCTTGGTTTATACTTTCCTCTCCAACCAACAGGACGCCCTCTTTTCTTGGGCGTCTTTTTCCTTTCTTGTTCCTCCTTATGTTTGGCATCTACCTCACCATTTCTACACTCTGGACTACAATAAACATTACTTGGTGATGTAGGGTAAAACCAATTCTGGCAGTTCCTATATTTACACTGCTGCTTACCATCATATTTGTTTCCAAACATTTCCTCTAATGATACACCTAAATACGCCATCTCAAATCTTTGTTATTTTTCCATCTAAAAAGTGTCTAAACTCACTTACACTGAAAGGTATTTCAAACCCACATTTAGTCCAATCATCAACAAACTTTTTGTAGTAGCCATATTCTTTGTAATAAGATGCTCTGTATTCTTTTTGTTGAGCGAGGTTTTCTGCTTGGTAAGCCTTCATTTTTTCTTTTAGTTTTGTTTTGTTTTTCTCATAGTATGTCTCCATATAATTCATTAGTTTTTTGTGTGAATACAAATCCATAACCCTCTTTAATCAATAATCTTATTTCTTGTTCTGTTAGTTTTTTCAAGATATACCTTACACCATCGTGTGTAATAACTGCGTCTCTGTATTTGAGTTTGGTATAATCTTGATGTTTTCTACTTGTTTGGTTTTTCTCTCTACCTGCTTGTCTCCTACAATCTTGGCAATCACTTGAACGCTTACCATTATTTTGAAAGTAAAACTCATCATCAGTCAAGTCCCTTTTACATATCTTACATATCATTATTGATTTCTATTTTTTGTATGTGTAGTTTGAATAAAGGGTATTTGTCTTTAATCATTTTAACTACACTATCAGCGTGTTTTTCCTTTACTATAAATGAGTCGTGTATAGGTAAGCAGAAATCTACCTCATCTGGCATTTGTTTGTAAAACTCATCTACCCAAATGTTTGCTTCTCTCCTTTGTAAATGTGAAGCCCTCCTATTTTCTCTAACTAAACTTTTCCAATAGACAACCTCGTCAAAATAACTATCAAGGAATTCACAACACCTTTTTATTTCAAGTTGCGTCATAATCTGCTCTTTACAAGCAGGTTTGTTAGGTTCCAATCTTGATAGTAGTTTATCTCCTAACTTATCTTTCCAAGAACCACCAAAAACCCATATCAACCACAATCTTTTAGAGTTTTTACTACATAATCTTATGTGTGTAATACCCTTTTCATACAATAGATTACTTAAATGGGTGTAAAAGTAAGTATCTCCAAGTATTGCTTCCCTATATTTAGGGCAAGATATGTTAAATTCCTCCATATCCATTAGTAATTGTGTAGGTTGGGAACATTTACAATCTACAACAACCAGTTTATCTTTGTGTTTGTAGTTTTGTATAACCTCTCTCCATTTTGTAATACCTTTCCAATAGATTCTTAAACCAGATGTTCCTTTATGATAGTTGCCTTCACCAGTAATGCCTATGTCTGCTAATGATGAAAGTAGTAAGTTAAAGTTAGTATTACCAACCTGTTTTAACTCTACTGGTATTTCTACCCATTTATGTTTAGAGTTTTTCATTTCTGTATCAAACAAATACCACCACCTTTCACAAAATCTATATGACTTGGAAATGTGTAATGAGGTAGAAAATGATTCTTTCTTTCTTGTTTTGAATAAATCCTTTTCATCTTGAACCTCAACAGATAATGCCTCTAATACTCCCCACTCTTTTAAAGGGAATAGGTATTTGTAGTAATAAGGAGTAATCACCTCTTTGTAAAAATCTGTTGGTAGTTCAATAAAATCACTTACTTTCTTTTGTTGTTTGTAAAAGTCAAGTTGATATAAATGTAATACAGAATAAATACCATTTCTAAAAGCATTTTGGGACTTTTTCCCTTTTTTAAGGTATTTTTTTAAGGTTTCACTACCAGTATTAGTTTTTAGGTGATAATCTATGTAATCAACTAATACTTGTGGTAGAAATGTCCTTGTTTCTCTTTTTTCCATTAGATTTTGTGATGGATTTTCTTTGCTTGTAAATATGCTTCCCTCGCTTCTGCTTCTGTGTTAAAATAACCAAGACATTTGGATTTGTAATTTACAGAAATAGTTGCTTGCCACTTTTTTGTATTTTTATGATATGAATAACCTTTTGCGTCTGTATTATGTAAATTTTGCTGTGTTGTAATTTTTCTTAAATTGATAAAACTATTGTCTAAACTATTTCGGTTTATGTGGTCTATTACAAAAGGCTTTTCAACTAATTCACCAGTAGCCAAATACCAAACAAAATGATGGTGATACAACTTATTGATTTTATCATTATGTCTAAAACATATGATTCTATAACCAACACTATTTGTAGAAATTATTTCTTTACCAAATTTATTACACACTTTACCTGTGGTTAAATCTGCTGTAAAACCTTTTTTTATCAAGTATTGTATTTTTTCAAGTTTAGTCATCTCCAATAAGTTTGTTTATCTTGGAATTCCTAATGATACTTTGTGGTTCAAAAACTTGTAAATCCTTTGTATCATTTTCTAATTTCTTAAATTCCTCATCACCACGCCAGTATTTAGAAACTGGTTTATTGTTTATACTCCAAACAATAGACATTACCTCTTGCCACTCATTATGTGGTTGAATAGTTTTGGTAAGTTGTCCGTCCCAATGCGGTGTATCACAATTTGCTGCTGTGTAAATGAAATCCTCACAATCTCTACTTTGTGCTTCTGTATCTAAAAACTCTCCAAAATCTTCAAAATCTTCTTTTGTGTCCCCATATTCTTTTAACATTTCAAACATTTCTTTTTCTGTTAGGCAAAACTCTTGATAAACAGGAACTATTTGATACTCTGTTCGTGTAAGTAAGTATTTCTTGGATTTCATATATATTTGTTTTATATATTATTATATTTAGTTTCCCTTAAAGGTTTAGTTAGGTATAAGGGAAACCCTCCTTTGAGGGAGGTTTCCCAACCAGAATAGTAAAATTAGGTATAAAATAGGTAGTTGTTTATGGTGTGTGCCAAAACAATTATAGTCAGTTAAAGTGTTTAAGATAGTCAAGAAAGTCAAGAAATACAGGGAGGGAGAAAAAGACAGTTATGACTTTATGTTGCGCTTATTCTATGTATGAGTTGCGCTGATTGTGGTTAGATAAGTTGAGTTTGGTTGATTGGTTGAGTAAGTATAAGCAAGCGCTTTTGGGAGGGATAAACCAAAAAAAAGATTAAATAATTTATTTTTTATTTTATTTGGACTTTTCCCACCACTTGACTACCTTTGTATTGTGGGAATCTGTGGTGATTGGGTTGATTACTCACACCACGTGTTGCCGGCGATTTAACCACACCTTTGCTCGGCACTGCTGTGATTTACTCTAACAGCATTACAAAGATACGAACTTACTTTGACTTATCCAAATCTATTCACATTTATTTCCATCTATTACATCTATTCACATCCACTCCCACCAATCACATCTATCACATTACTCAAACTCCTCTGTGTTGATTGGTGTGAGCCCTGTGATTGATTGGAACCCATCACAACCAGTCCCAACCAATAAGAACTATCACATTAGTCCCAACTAATCCCATCTATAAGACAGAATTATATTTGGTATGATTTAGTTAGATAAATCCCCACAAAATTATATTTGGTATGATTATTTCAGTAAAATCTAAACAAAATATAATTTTGTGGGGACACGGGGGGTGGGGGGTGATTATTCTTACCCTTTGGGGTTTGGTGGGTTGGGTAGTATCCACAAAAATTTTAACCAATAAATTGTATTAAACACAACCCAATACCTCATAGTAAAAGTCAAATGGTATATGACTATACATTTCAACAATCCTTTCACCATCAAGTTTAACACACCAATAGTTATTGATTTGATACACACCATTATACAAAGAAGCATATTCACCCATAGTTTGACCTGCGTCATCTACAACAATAGTTCCATCATCCAATAACTCATACGATTCGCACTCAAACCCGACTACAAAGTCGTTCCAATCAAAATCCATAACAAGAGGTTGTAATGAAACATAATGTTGTGTTTTGATTTCACCAGTAGATTCATCAAACTCACCAGTAATGGTTTCTACTACATCAAAATTAAACCCCTTTTCTTTAAGTTCGTGATACAAACAAACTGGGGTGTATTTGCTAAAAAGTTCTTTTTTCATAATACAAAGATAGAAATTAAAAGTTAGATTACAAAGTTATTCCAATAGTTTCATCACCAACAGTCATAGATAATTTTATACAACCAGCAACTAAACCATTATCTTGTAAGATTTTAGCAACCTTTTCACTAATGTCTTTTGTCGCTGTCCCAATATGCCAAAAGATTTTTCTTGACTTATTGATTTTCTTTTCCTTATAGTCATAAATGGTAAATCTCTCACCATCAAGTGTTTCAAACTCCCACTCATATTGGACTTTATCGCCATTATAGTTATGTGGTTGCCCTAATACTTTGACTAACTTGTTAAATGTAGCATTTACTACAAAGTAGTGGAAACTTGTGCCACCTGCTGATTGTGTTGTTGTTCTAATGTTTTTCATAATACAAAGATAAATAAATTTTAAGATAATTCCCAATCATAATTACAAAAAGAATTCAAAGCATAATAATCTTTGTATTCAGTTTTACTACAAGGGTCGCAACGGAAATAACCACTATCAGCAGTTTGAATACCTACTGCGTCGCTATTATTCCACCAAACCATAAAACCTTTGTAAAGAAATCCTCTACCATAGGTAAATGCTTCGTCAGTTTTAAGAAATGCTTTTAAATCTTTTTTAGTTGTTATAGTTTTCATACCACAAAGGTAATACAAAAAAACACAATAACAAAATTATTTTACAATAATTTCATTACCCCATACATCCCAACCTTGTCTTTCCTTTCTGGCAAACATTTCAAGTTTGTTTTGTGTAGGAAACATTTTAGTTATTCTATCATAAACCTCTTGTGGTTTTTCACTATGTTTAGTTCTTTTAGAAACCACCATTTGTCTTTCATTTCTACTACCTCTTGGTTGTGGTATTTTACCTTTTTTAAATACAAGGACAGGTTCAGTTTGAGTCATAGTATAAAAGCCAGGGTTTAAGGCTTGTTTGTCCCAAATGAAAGAGGTATGTGTATAGGTAAAACCAAGTGCTTCACCAAACTCTATTGCTTGGTTTAGGTGCGGCCAAGTAGCCCACATAAAGATTAGACAATCAGTATCAGCCCACTCTTGTATTAGTGGTTTGAATTCTTTAATCATATCTTTTACTTTCATAGTTGGGTAGTGTGTTATAGCACCACCAGTTTCATCACCACCTTTTCCATTATGTTGTGTTTGTCCTTTATAGTCCCAAGGCGGGTCCATTGCTATAATCTGGTATTTCATAATTTAAAGTTTTCTAATCTCCAATAAAAACCACCACAAGTTGTATGTCCCTCTCTTGAATAACACCTCATTATATCCTCACCACATAAACCAGTTTCTTTTTCAGCAGCAGTATAAGCAGCATAGGATTTAATAGGATTTCCATTTAAGTCATATTGATTTACCCAAAGGAATTCATCATTACTACCAGATAATCTTTTCTCACTAAAAGTAGCATACATTTCATTTAACTCAAAACCTATGTAATCTCTTTTTAGTTCTTTACAAGCAATACCTGTTGTAGCAATGCCAGAAAATGTATCTATGACTAAATCACCCTCATCTGTTAAAAGTTCTATAAAGAATAGTGGTAGTTCTTTATGGAAAGGTGCTGGGTGTTTGATTGTATTATCTTTTGAAGCAGAAGCAGTGTTAAACCTAAATACATTATCAGGTCTTACTTTTTCTGGCGCAACCTTTTCTTTGTAGGTATGATTGGCTTGTCCGTCTTTGAAAGATTTTTTGTGTCTATACTTTACTCTTTTTTTCTTTATTCTTGAACCCTCCTCTGTAAAACCTACATTATCATCAAACTCATAGTCATATCTTTTTACACTACTATCTTTTGGTTCTTGTAAAACTCTATCCATATAGAATTTCATTTGTTTGTAATCTTTACAAAAGTGAAATAGGTATTCAGTCATATTCCTAAATCTTTTAGGAGCACCATTAGGAATACCAGATTTTTTATGCCAAAAGTATTTGTCGTAAAGTAATAACTTATTTCTGGTAGAGTTCTTGTAAAGTAATTCCTCTATAAAGGTTGTTCTATAACCTTTTTCTGTTTTATCATTTATGTTTAAGATAAAACTACCACTTGGCTTTAATACACGCCAGATTTCATCAAAAAGTGGTAAAATCCAATCACAATACTCTGTTGATTTAGTTATACTTACTTTTTTTCCATAAGAAACTATATCTACATAAGGGGGACTGGTTATTATTAAATCTACTGAATTGTTAGGGATTGTCTTGATTAAATCAAAACAATCCCCTATTAAAATTTTCTCCATACACTATTTAGTATGGAGAGCAGATTAGTCAAGAGATTCTATGTAGATTGCGTCTTTTTTGTAGTTAGTATTTTTCTTATGTAGATAATGAATTCTAAACGACATTTCATTATCATTAAATGGAACAGACATTTTTATATCTACAAATATAGAACCCCAAGAACCAATAGTCCAATAGTTGTTATATTGTGGAAACATAGCGGTAGAACACAAATCATATTCTGCTTTACATTTAGCCAGTTTTGTTTGTTTTAACAAAAAAAGTATTCTGTTTATCATAGAAAATTGTAATTCTTCATCAGCCATAGGTTCCATTACACAAGAATATGATACACTAAACTCACCCAAGTTTCTATTGAGTATAGAGATTAGTTTTTGGACTTTTTTACAATTTGACTGATAAACAGATTGAGAAATGGGGGTAAGTGTGTTAGTGTTATTCATAAGACAAAGGTAATATAAAGTTAGACAATATACAAATTTATTTAAGATAATTTACTATTGAATCATAAGCGGCATATCCTTGATTAAACCAAATGAAATTTGGAGGTGATGTTGTTTTGCGTTTTTTTATACTTAAACCAAGATTTGCTAATGTATTACAAGAACTCAAATACCTAAATAAATCATCTTGTGCGAAACCACTATATTTTTCAGTTGTAAAACAAATCAAAATCCACTGCTTAATATAAGGACATTTGTTTATGTCTTTTAATGTTTTATAGACCTGCCCCCACTCACCATAACCACTACCCTCACCATCCTCTAATAATCTTGGAATAGTGCTTGATTTATACAACATTTGTAATACTTGTGCGTTTGTTAGTTTTTTTGTTTTCATAAGACAAAGATAATATAAAGTTAAAGGATATACAAATTTATTTTAAGATTTTAACCACCAATCAAAATACATTTCATAACCATCATCATCAAGACACTCCAAGTCCTCATCACACACACTTGAATCAGTAGTAATTCTTGCCACAAGAAATGCTGCTATTTGTTCCATTTTGTAGTAGTTAAAAGATTTGAAAGGTGCTTCACAATTGGCTTCATACTCATCTTTTAAACCTTGATAGTTAAATAATACATCTTTTGTATTCATAATGTATGTTTTATCAGTGCCATCAATCCTAAAATGTGTTTCATAGTCAATACCACCAACATTATCATCTATATGAATAATAGTATCTGGTAGATTGGTGTTTTCCAAATAAAAAGGTGAATCTTTTGTTCCAAACAACCAAGTTTTGTTTCCAATAAAGTGTTTTAGTTTTTTTGTTTTCATAATACAAAGATAGTATAAAGTTAAACATTACCCAAATTTATTTTATATTTTTTTACATCAAGATGCCAAGCAAAACATCTTTCTGGAAAATCTAACATATATTCAAACATTTTTTCTTTATTTGCCATAATGTCGTAGATTTCACAAAATTTGATTTCTACTATATCACCATAATCACAATCTTGTTTGAAAATCAAATCATTATCAACAGAAGCAATAATAGTTTGTGTTTCATTATTGATTGAAATAATCCTACACCAGAATCTTTCATCATTAGCACATACTTTTACAAACTTGTCTATTTCTGGAAAATGATTGTGTGTAATAGAATAAAAATCTATTATTTCTTTTGATGGAATCTCAAAACTATCAGGATGTAGTTGATTCATTACATAAGCGTTTTTGAAAGAAACTTTTTTGGTAGGGGGGGTAAGTGTGTTATTCATAATACAAAGATAGTATAAAGTTAGAGATTAGACAAATTTATTTTAAGATTTTTATTAAATAAAATCAGTTATTTTTTCACAGAACTTTACAAGGAAATCCTTATGAACGAAAGGTGTAGAACACCAAAGAGAATTCAACTTACCATTTTTACGCCATTTCAATAAACCAACACCCATAACATCATTAAATTGTAGCAGTATCCAATTTCCGTTTATATCGTTTTCAACAGAAATCTTGAAATCAAAAGATTTGGTTTTTGTATCCCTTGTGTTATGCACCTCAATAACATATGGCATACCATCTGGCAAGAGTGGTAAATGTTTTTCAAGTTGGAGAAACATATTTCTTGCGATAGTTTGTGCTTGATTTTTTGTGAGAGTGTTTTTCTGTGTTTTCATAATACAAAGATAAGCGATTTTCCCTCCCAAGTCAAGCACTTTCTAAAAAAAAACTAAATATAATAAAAAGGTTATGGAATTGAAGCCAAAGAGGGTTCAGTATAGAACCAAAGACATTATTGAAATCATCTTAAAGTTGAGATTAGAAAAGGGTTTCACCAGACAATCTATTGTTGAGTGGTTAGAACACGAAATGAAACTAACCAAAGACAAAGCATCTCGTTTGATTACAGAAGCAAACAAAAAGTTTGATGAAATAGCAATACAAAGGTTTGGTGATGATATAAAGGAGGACATAGAGAGATTTGAAAATCTTTATGAAAAAGCAGTAAAGGCAAATGATACAAGAGAAGCCAGAGAACTCTTAAAAGAGATTTCCAAGTTAAAAGGACATTATGTTGAAAGGGTTAGTTTGGATGTAAAGGAATATAATGTAAAATTTCCAGGTATAGATGACGCAGTTTGATTTAATAACACCACATCCTAAACAAGCAGAGATAATCAAATCTTGTTTAAGTCCAAATTACTTTTTTATAGTTGCTATTATTGGTAGGCAGTTTGGGAAAACCCTTGTTGCTGAAAATCTGGCATTATATTGGGCTTTAAGTAAGAAAGATGTGATAGTTTATTGGATTTCACCTACTGATTCACAAATACAAAAGGTTTATACTGAAATTTATGATAGTATAGCCCATACCAAGTGTGTAAAGAGTAAAAAAGCAACAAAAGGTGATACTGAAATCAATTTTGATAATGGGAGTAAGATAGTGTTTAAGTCAGCAGCCAGTGAGGACAACTTGCGTGGTGGTTCAGTCAATTATATGATAATAGATGAAGCAGCCTTCATAAAAAGAGAGACAATTGAAACGATTTTAATGCCAATGCTGGCTGTAAAGGGTAAAAAATGTCTTTTTATATCTACTCCAAAGGGTAAAAACTACCTTTATGATTACTTTTTGAAAGGGGAAAGTGGAGAAAAAGATTGGTGTTCTTTAAGATTTTCTACCTATGATTCACCATTTTCTAACAAACATATTATAGATTTAGCAAGAAAATCATTACCACCAAAGTTGTTTTCACAAGAATATGAAGCACATTTTGTTGATGCGAGTAGTGTTTTTAACAATATAAATGAGGTTATGTGTCTTGAACCACAACTAAAACCATTACCAAGAGAGAAATACTTTGCTGGTATAGATGTAGGGTTGATAAGTGATGCCACAGTGCTTACTATTTTTGATAAAGTAGGTAATATGGTGAGGTATTATAGGTGGCAAAACATAGAAACGCCAGTTTTAATCAAAAAAATACTTGAATTGAATAAATTGTGGGGTTTTCATAGGATTATGATTGAAAATAACAATCAAGGACTACCAATTTACCAAGCATTAAAGGTAGAAATCTCAAATATAGATTCAATAAACACAAATAGTAAGACAAAACCTGAAATGATAAACAATCTTATACACATTTTTAATATGATGGAGTTTAAGTGTTGTAAAGATGACTATTTGAGAATAGAATTAGAGGGTTTTATATTTAAGCAAACTGATTCTGGTGTAATAAGGTTTATGGCAGATAGTGGTTTTCACGACGATTGTGTAATGAGTATGGCTATTGGTAGGTATTGTTGGGAGTTTTATATGAAAAAGCATTCCGCTCAATACTTACAAGGAAAAGAGGAGAAAGATGGAGAATTCACAGGAACTTTATTTGATGGGATTGTGCCAGATGGTATGACTCAACTATATTTCTAAAAAAAAAGAATTATTATGAACTTAAAAAATGTAATGAAAGTGATTGGAGTAGTATTTTGTCTATTTTTAGGCACCATACTATGTAAAAACTATATTTTCTATGGTGATACTAAAAAAGAAGCGGTTGATACTACCAAAGTAGTAGTTGATACTGCTGTGGTTGATACTACCAAAACTAAATAAGATAAGATGAAATTTTTAACAGAATTAGACATAGACATTATCATAAAACCTAACTATTTTCAACAAATAGTAGTTGATAATGCTGTAATAAATCAAGCAGAAAGAATAGCAATAGCAGAAGCAAGTTCTTACATAACACAAAGGTATGAAACAGATTATTTGTATCGTCCTTATGTTGTAGGTGCTTCTGGTTCAACTATTGAAGCAAACCAAAGGTTATTATGGACTGATGGTTTAGTTTATGTAAATGGTTTGACTGGTTCTGTTATTCTTGATAGTGAAATATACCCTGGTTCAACATTTTCAGCAACTCAAAGTTGGTTAGATGATGATAGACAACCACATTTAGTAGAAATTACTACCCACATTTTCATTTGGATACTTGCTAATAGAGTTGAGCCAAGGAGAATTGAGGAAATAAGAAAGTATAACTATGATATGTCCCTTGAAAAACTTAAACAATATGCTCACGGAGATACAAGTATGGTGGGTATAGTAGTTGGAACTGGTTTGAGAGCAGACAATCAAGGTGTGAGTGTTTATTATGGTAGTGATTACAATACTATTTTTGATATAAACTATCTTGGGGTTAGTAATAGACCTGGTATTTATGGTTCATACTCAAATATGGTTCCAAATCCATTTTATCTACAAGGATACGCACCAGGCACCTAATAATTTAATAAAAAACTATGGCTCGTAAGAAAAAGTTAGAAACAATCAACCCCTATGAAATGATTTTTAGGGATAATCAGTGGCAAAGTATTGTAAGCAACGAACAACAGATTTTTAGGGTAAAAACAGATGCCTTAAATCTAAAAAATGCGTTAGTAAATGCTGAAAACCCTAAATTGAGGAATAGGTGGTTATTATTCCAAATCTTTGCCAATTTATTAGTAGATGGTTATTTACAAGGTTTAATAACACAAAGGCAGTCCTCAATTCTACATAAAAAGTATAAAATACTTGTAAATGGTGTAGAAAATGAAGCAATAAATGATAAGTTTAAGGATTTATGGTTTGGAAAGTTCTTAAAAATGGCTCACGATGCCATTATTTATGGTTTTTCTTTCGTTCAAATCACAGAGGTTGTTGATGGTAAAGTTGTAGATGTTGAACTTGTCCCAAGAATATATTGTTGTCCTGAATTTGATTTGATTAGGGACAACTATACATCTTTGACTGGTGCCAACATTTATGATGATAGATTTAAGGACTTTATTGTCCCTATGTATAGAGACAAGACAGATTTAGGTGAATTGGCTAAAATTGCTGATATACAAATCAAGAAAATGGCTTCATTAGTCAGTTATAGTGAGTATCAAGAGAAATTTGGTAATCCTTATAGAGTTGTAATGACTGATATAACTAATGAGGAAACAAAGAAACAAATAGCACAAATGTTGGCTAAAATGGGTTCTAATGCTTGGAGTATTATTGATAAGGATGATAGAATTGAGTTTCTTATGCCTTCTGGTGATGGTTCAATCTTTACAAGTTTCCTACATTATATAGACGAACAAATAGTTATTGCTCTTTTAGGACAATCTCTAACTACATCTACAAGAGGTAAAGGTGGAAATAGAGCACTTGGTGAGGTTCATCAAGCAGTATTGGAAAGTATCAAAAGAGAGGATGGAGAGTGGTTAGAAAAGTGGGTAAATCACGAACTAATGCCAAGATTACAGAATTTAGGTGTTGTTCCACAAGGAACTACATTTGAGTGGGATAATGATTTAGGTTTAGAAGCAAAACTTGATACAATTATAGCATTAGCAAATGCTGGTTATTATGTTGATGAAAGTGAGTTGTCTAATATGTTGGGTATGAAATTTACAAAAGAATTACCTAACAATAGAGGTTTTAACCCACCAAAAATAAATGATAAAGTAGATTTTAACCCAAAAAATAGTGTTCCAGGTTTGGTTCATCCCAATTGTAATTGTGGAATAGATGGTATGGGTAAGTTTATATCATCTGGTGGTTCTTGTGAGGTTTGTTTAGCAGCAAAAGACGCTTGGGAGTTAGGAGGTGAGTTTATGGATGTATTTGGTAATAAACATAGTTTAGACCAGTATAATGTTCCAATAAAAATAAGATAAGTATGGTATTTAAGGAATTTAGTGCCAGAGGTGATGCCAGAAATCGTGTTGGTAGGGCTATTTTTACTGCTGCTAAAACATTTACTCCTGCCATTATTAAATGGTATAAAGACCAATATGATAAAGAGCAATCAAAACCACAAGGAATAACTATACCTTGGCGTCCATTAAAACAATCAACACTTGATTGGAGGAGAAAGATTGGAAAACCATATCCAACATATAAAATGTTGAATATAAGTGGAAAATTGAGAAACTCAATCAAAGTTAAACCAAAACCTACTGGTTTTACTATTTTTACAAATGTTGATTATGGTAAATACCAAAATCCTAACAGACCTTTCATTTACGCAAGTAGAGATGTGGAACAAGCCTTCGCTCAACACGCTGCGAACTTGATTGCTTTACAACTAAATAATATGAAATGGCAGTAAGTGTAATAAAACAATTTTATGATAATGTAGAAGCAAAACTATCCACTATAAGTGATTTAGCCTACATTATTCAGTATCAAACACAAGATGAGGAACAACAAACAACAAGTTTGTATTCTTATCCTGCTTGTTTGATAGAAATAGATGTTGTAGATGTTTCACAATATATTCAAAGGAGTGATTACAACATACAACTAAACATACATTTATTACAAAAGGAAATGAACCACGATATGTGGGGTGGTGTTGAATTATCCAATAAGATTTACAATGCTTTACAAGGACAGCATTTTACTCAATCTTGTAGTCCTTTGTATTATACTGATATGACTATTGATACAAAACCAGAGAACTTTTCCTCTACTATAATGACTTTTAATACTATAATTACTTATAGAGATAATAATGCTCCTTATGGTATGACTGCTTCTATTCACAATATAATAGGCACTTTTAGTTATACTGGTTCTACCCAATCAAGAGGTATTCATATAACACAATCAAATGTATAAAAAACAAATACTATAATGGCAAGAGATATACAAACAATCTATAATGAGATAATAACACAAAAAAACTTACTATTACCAGAACTGACTGATACAAGACCGCAAGCAGTATGGAACAGATTTGCGTATATTTTTGCTACTATTACAGCAACTTTGGAGCAAGTATTAGATACTTACAAAGCAGAATTGATTGATATAACTAATGGTGCTGCTTATGGTAGTAAAGATTGGATTAAAAGAAAGTGTTATGAGTTTCAGTATTCAACTACTGACCCCCAAGTTATTGCTTGGAACCCACTAACATATAGATATGAATACCCAAGTGTAAATGATACATTAAAAATAATAACACAAGCATCAGTTCAAGTAGCAGGTGCTAATAATGTTAGAGTAAAATTAGCAAAAGGACAAATAGGTTCTCTTTCACCATTAGACGCAGCAGAACAATCTGCTGTTGTTGCTTATTTCTCAACTATTTCACCAGCAGGACAATACTTGACTATTATTAGTGAGTCAGGTGATACAGTGGATTTAGAGTTTTCTATTTGGTTTGACGGACAAATACCAAACTCTACAATACAAAGTGAAGCACAAGCAGCGGTTCAAGATTATTTGAATAATGTTGCTTTTGATGGTGTTATTTATGCTGCTAAACTTGTAGATGCTATACAAGCAGGTTCAAGTGTAATAAATTGTGTTTTAACAGATAATGGTGGTTTTATTACAAATATAGGAACAGGAGGACAACCACAGCAATGGTTAAATCAAGTAGTTTGTTATGCTGGTTATGCTGGAACAGTAAATATAAACTTTAACTTATACCCACAATAATGGCTTATTATCAACCTAAACTTGCGGAACAAGCACAATACCTTTTGGAACCAGTCCAAAGACAAGATAATATAATTTTGTCTCTAACATCTTGGTTAGAAGGCTTACAATATGTTGCTAATACTTTTAGTTTCAACATAATACCTGATACTAACTATTTGGCTTATCTAACATCTTCAAAAGGTGCTTTTGAGTATTATTTGAATAATGAATTTAACATAGCAACCTATTCTGCTTATCAACCTATCTTTATTGGAAATCTAACACAAGACATTTTTGGTATGTATGGTTTCAACTCACCACAAGAATTGGAATATGAACCACTTTACTTTTTACAACCAAACCCTCCACAACAATTGAGTGGGTTGGGTGTAGCACAATATAATGATACATCAACTTTTCAATCAAATGCTTTTGTGTTTTTTAACATTACAGCACAATTACAATATGCTTTTCAAAACTTTACTACACAATCAGTAGGACCTGGTGTGCCACCAATACAAAATGGTTTGTTTGTAAATACTAATGTTTGGCAAGTGGCAAATTATGGTTCTAATGGTTTAGTATCAACACAAGGGGGGCAAGATGTTGATTTTATAGTTTGGGTTCCTACATATTTAAATCCATTATCACCTGACCCAACACAAGCAGAATTTCACAGGAGAATAACTGCTTTTGTTGAAAAATATAAAATGGCACATTTGAATTTTTTAGTGGATTATTATTAAAAAAAACTAAATAAAAATATGAGACGATTAGTAAGCCCAGTGGCTGATGGTGGATTACCATACTTAAATAGTGATTTTGGAGACATTTTACAAAATGAATCTTTGAAATCATACGCAGGACATTTAGACGCAATAAATGATGTTCCATTATTATCTAATGCCAGTATGGATAGAGGTATATGGTTGCGCCCACCTTTAATTATTTCCACAACACTAACATCTGCTACATTAGATTTTAGAAATAGTTTGTGTTATATTCCAGGTTTAACTCAATCTGGTGATTTTTTTGAGCCAGCAACAGCAATAAACACTACAATAACTATTCCATATCAACAATTTTATATTGTTGCTGATACAGCAACTTATGAAAATAGGGTATTCAAAAGCGCTCAAAGCCAACCAGTAATTGAAAAGAAATACTTTACTTGGGACGCAGCACCAGCAAGTAATATACCTTACATAAGGTATTTTGGTGGTAGGACAGCAAGAAATTACCAAAGGGTATTAAAATATAAATTGGCACAGGTTGGTGAAATCTTTATTACTTCAAACATAAATGATTTTGATTCAAACCAAGCAGGTTTGGGTGTAGGTAATATGACTGGTTTTGCTCTTTGTAATGGATTTAATGGAACATTAGATTTAAGAGGTAGGTTTGTTATTGGATATGACCCTACAAAACCAACCACACCAGTAGATAATACATCTACTACAAATCCTGCTAATTTGAGTGATTTGTCTTATGATTCTACTGATACTATGAATTATGGTGCTATTGGAAATAAAGGTGGTGGAGTTTTAGATGTATCTAATACTTTATACCCATCACATCTATTACAATCAAATCAAAATGGTAGGCACACACACGGAAGCGATGAAAAAACAGGATATAATGATGCCAACTTGGACCACCAACATTTACCAGCAGCACAAAAATATGCTATGGCAGACAATCTAACAAGTTCTGGAAGTGGTAATTCAACAAGGAGTTCTCTTGAAGGAAATAGAACAACACAAACATATACAGGTGGTGTTTGGGGAGGTAGTGATGCTATGAGACATAAACACTCTATTGAGTATCAACCACAATCAGGTAGTCAAAGACACGAAACAAGAGCACCTTACATAGTATTAGCATACTACCAAAAAATCTAAAAACAGATATGAATTATATTATTGACTTAAAAGATGAGATAAACCCTTTTACTGCTGATTTTGTTGAAAGTGAAATACAAAAAGCAAAATCTGCTGGTTATAGAAATCTAACACTTATCATCAATTCTTTTGGTGGTAGTGTTTATGAAGGTTTGAGTATCGTAAGCGCGTTAAAGAATAGTGGTATGGAAATCACTGCTAAAATAGAAGGTTATTGCGCTTCTATGGCTGCGATTATTGCTATGACGGCAGATAAAATAGTTATGGCAGAACACGGAATACTTATGTTCCACAATCCTTATATTGAAAACAGAGATGATATGAGTGAAAGTGAAAAAGTTGCTATGGAGAAAACAACTAATAGTTTGATTATGCTTGCTTCCAAAAAGATTGATAAAGAGGCTTTAAGACAAATGATGGATAAAGAAACTTGGTTAGACGCCCAAGAAGCATTTGGATTAGGTATGGTTGATGAAATATATGATATAAACAAGTTAAATGAGTTTAACTTACAAAACGACTTTAAGACAGCAATTGTGAGTAAAAACCAGAATTTACTAAATATGATATACAATAAATTAAATAACTCTATGGAAACTAACGAAACAATAGAAAACACTAATGTGGTAGAGGAAATCAAGGATGAAACTTGTATTGAAATTGAAATCACCACAGAAAGTGATGTAGAAGCCATAACTGAAAAAATGTTAGGACTTGAAAATGAGGAGGAAATCTCCCTTGAAATTGAAAACCCAACTGGTGAGGTTGATTACAAATCACTCTATGAGGAACTACTTAAAAAGTTTGAGGAAATGAAAAACTCTGTTAGTTCATTAGAGGACAAAATAAAAGATTTTACAGAAAAAGAAACAACCTTCAATTTGAATAGGGCTATTGAAAAAGTAGAACTTGCTGTAAATGAAGGCAGAATAGAACCATCAGCAAAAGGTGAGTGGGTTGAAACTTTACAAAATAACTATGATTTAGGTGTGAAAATGTTAAATACTATTAAAGTATCTACAAAATCACCTGAACTACCATTTATGAATAAAACTCAAATGTCTGTAAAAAATGATTGGACTATTAGAGATTATGAGGAAAAAGACCCAAAGGCATTAGCGGAAATGTTGAAAAACAATAAGCCTTTATACAAACAACTATTCTTTGACTATTACAAAGTAGAGTATAATGGCTAATTTTTCTCCATATAGATAGAGGGGGTCATACCCCTTTATCATTTGTGATTAAAAACACAAAAAAACTAAATATATCAAAGACAAAAAAAAATTAAAATAATATGGCTTTACAAAATGAAATTTGGATTCAAGACATACAAAAGCAACTTTTTCAAAGTGATTTAAGTTGGCTTGCTTTTGGAACCAACCACGATTCATACGCAGGCGCTGCGTTCGGGTCGGGATACAGGACTGTAAATTTACCCCAGGCGACTGCTTTTTCATCTGGAACTAATGTAGATTACTCCTCTACCCTCCCAAGAACTGTTGCTAAAAGAACAGATAGTATTTTATCATATACTATAAAAGTTTATGATACAGGTGTAATCGCCTTCCAATACAGCGACGCTTTACAAGTTTCTTATGATTTAAGAGCATCTATCATTACTCAACAGATTGAGGAAATGGCGCAAAAAATTGGCACAGAGGTTCTTACATCTTGGGGTGTTGCTTCTTTAACTGCTTCCTCTACAAGATGTGTTGCTACATCAGGAGCCACCAGTTCTACTTGGAACGAAACAGGACAAACTGGAACAAGGAGATTAGTAAGTATTGTTGATATACAGAAACTTTCAAGAATTCTTGATTTAGACAATATGCCACAGAGTGATAGGTATTTGATTTTGCCCGCTTCGCTCTACACCCAACTATTCTCTCTTGATGAGGTTAAAAACTCTATTGCCTTCTATGGTTTCCAGAAAGGTAATACTTTACCAGAGAAAAACCTACCACAACTATTTGGATTTACAGTGGTTATGAGACCAACAGTGTTGGCTTATGATACTAATGGAGCACAAAAGACAAGTGATGCTTTTGGTTTATACACATTAGCAGCAACAGACAACATTGCTGGTATTGCTTTCCACAAATCAGCAGTAGCATCTGGTATGGGCGGAATACTTGCGTATCAAGGTATTTTGAACGACCCGCTTATGTCGGGCGGACAATCACTCTTGGCAGTATGTGCTATGGGTTCTGCTAAACTACGTAGTGATGAAAAAGGAATTGCTGTTCTATATCAAGGAACATAAACTATATCCAATTTGAATGCTGAAAGAGACCCACCCAGTTTGGGTGGGTTTTTTTCTAAATAACTAAACAAAAAAAAATAAAATATAAAATGGCTTTACCAAACATAACTGTAAATAGGTCGCAAGGGAATATAATACGTCCAGCGACATCAAATGATAGTGTTAGTGGTATGATTTTCTATTCTAATACTTATCCAAGTGGATTTGACGCAAACAATCAGGTAAAGAAAATTACCTCATTTCAGCAAGCATATAACTTGGGTATAGTTGATGATTGGAGCACTGAAACCAAAGCAACTGCTACTATTACAATCACAGCAACATCCTCAACAGCAACTGATTATTCAGTATCAACATCAGCATTAGCACCACTTACACCAATTGGTTCATCAGCAACTTTTAGTTTGACTGGCAACTTTCAGTTTTCAACAACTACTATCAACGGACAAGCAGGTGAATTAGCAAATGCTATAAACAACTATGCTCCATTACAATCTTACACTATCAATAATTATAGTGGTAATTGGGCTGCTTTCCAAGCATCAGCAAACAATGCTGTTGTTAGTATTACAGCACCACAAACTAACAAAGGACTTTTGTGGGGGGCACAAGCAAATGGTATGACTTTTAGCGTAAATGGTTTTAATGCTAATGTATCTAAAACTGCTTTCTCTGGTGGTGTATCTACTAATGTAGCGCCTTGGGCATATCATATTAAAGAACATTTTAGATTAGGTAATGGACCTCTTTATGTTGGTGTATTCCCTATTCCAGGCAGTTGGGATTTTGAAGAAATTAGAACGGTTCAAAACTATGCTGCTGGTGAAATTAGACAAATAGGTATTTACCAAGCAGGTTCTGTTATTGATTCTTGGACTAAAACTTACACTGTTGCTGATGTAGCATCAATACAAACTATCTGTAATGAATTAGGTGATGAAAAAACACCTCTTTCTGTTGTTTTACAACCAGAATATGTAGATGCTGATACTAATAGTAGTGGAAACTGGCAAGATGATGCTTATATCAACAACCTTGCTAATCTACAAACTTATACAGCACCAAATGTATCTGTTCTTTTAGGACAGGATGGTGCTGCTGATGGTTATTCATTAGCACTTAAATATGGTATGAGTATTGGTTCATTAGGTGCTGTTATGGGTGTTATATCTAACTTTAAGGTTAGTGAGAGCATTGGATGGGTCGGCAAATTACAATCGCTCCCATTTTCTACGACCGAGTATGATACACCAGCAATGGCAAATGGTTCAGCACTTGTGAATTTCACAGCAACAGACCAAAACACACTTGCTGATAAACACTATACATTTTTAAGGAGAATTCCTGATTTGGCTGGTTCATTTATCAGTGATTCCAAAACTGCTGTATCAAATACCAATGCTTTCTATTCTATTGAAAGAAACAGAACTATTGATAAAGCAAGGAGAGTTGTTGCTGCTGGATTATCTCCACTCTTGAACTCACCTGTAAATGTAAATGCTGATGGGACACTATCTGCTATTACAATAAATGTGTATAAGCAAGTTTGTAATTCCCAACTTGATGTTATGGTTTCTAATGGTGAATTATCTGCTTATCAAGTTAGTATTGACCCTAACCAAAATGTATTAGCAACTGATACAATCAACATTACTTTAACTTTGGTTCCAGTAGGTGTTGCCAGATTTATCACTGTGGATGTATCTTTTGGCGTCATTACAGCATAACTAAATAAGTAAAGAAACTTGAATAAAACTCTAAAAAAAATAATAAAATCGTATGGCAACTTTGGTAAATGGTGTATCCTATAACTACGCCAACATAAACATATCCTTTCTTGGTATTCTACCAAAGGGTATTAGGTCTATAAATTATGCTGTTTCAAGGGGTAGTGCGCACTTCTATGGTGTAGGCGACCAACCAGTCGCTCTGGGTTATGGCAACAAAACTTATACCGCCTCATTTGAAATTCAGTTGGAGGATGCGCAATCTATCCACGCAGCAGCGGCCGCTAATGGTTTCGCAGGCGGAGATATAACCGGTCTGGCTCCCTTTTCGGTTTCCATAACATTTGGAAACGTAGGGCAAGTCATTACTACACACACTTTGGTAAATTGTGTGTTTCTTGACGCTGGTGTTGAGGGAACAAGTGGTGATGGAACTTTTGTGAGAACCTATAACATCCTACCTGCTGATATACAATTCGCGTAAAAAAAAAATAATAAACATATGGAGAAAAACATTATTACAATCGTGGCAGAGGAGGGTAAGGAATATAAACTTACCCTCAAAGAGCCAGATTTTCCAGCCTACGCTAAGGCTATGAATATACTAAACGCCACTGATGATGGTGCTATGAAAATAATTGAAGCAGGTGATGCTATTATTTTAAACACAATCATAAATGATGAAAGTGATATGATAGTCCTTACAAGACCTGATTTAAGGGTTATGGCAGCACAAGCAGCAGTTAGTTTGTTGCGTATTTGGAATACTGACTTAAAAAAAAGTTGAACGGACCCATCCACATAAATGATGTGGTATATGCGGTAAATGTGGTTAAACACTTTTTTGGTGTAGATGTGAGTTCCCAAGAGGAACTCATTTCTTATTGGAATACCTATCGTAGATTTAAGGTAGAGGAAAATAATGCCATAACAAAAGTGTTTAAATAATAAACTAAATAGGTATATGGCACAAGTAATTATTGATATAAATGCTAATGATAATGTTAGTAAGGTTATAGCCCAAATACAAAGAAATCTTGATAGATTACAAAGAAATGCTAATAGAAACACAAATGCTGTTAGTGGTGGTAGGAGGGGAGGTGGAGATAATCCAATAGGTGATGTTTCATTTAAATCATTATTAGGTGCTAATCTTGCTTCACAAGCAATCATTACTCTGGCAAGTTCAATAGTCAATTTAGGTAAGGCTTCATTAGAACAAGCCAGATTGATGGAACAAGCCAGAAAAAGATTAGATTTTGCTTTTGGTGGTAGATATGCTGGTGGGGGTGCTATGGAGAAAGCAGGTGGGTTTGCGGCTCAACTTGGTTTATCAAAGGAATCAACTATTGAAAGTTATAGTAAGTTTGCTGCTGCTGCGAGTGAATCAGGATTGACTACTGCTGAAACTGAAAAAGTGTTTCAAGGAACCAGTAAAGCAATTGCTGCTATGGGTTTATCAGCAGAAGATTCCAAAGGTGTATTTCTTGCTTTTTCACAAATCATATCAAAAGGTAAGGCTTCAAGTGAGGAGTTGAGACAACAACTTGGAGAAAGATTACCTGGTGCTATGGCATTAGCAGCAAAGGCTTCTAAAATGACTATGCCAGAATTTGTTGAAAGGTTAGAAAAAGGGCAGATTGAGGGAAAGAAACTTGTTTTACAAATGACTGAATTGTTTGAGAAACAATATGGTAAAGCAGCAGAGGAAAACCTTGAATCATTAGAGGGGCAAATAAACAATCTTGATAATTCATTTTTTGATTTAAAGACAGCAATAGCAGACGCTTTCGGTCCTGCTACTCTTTCAGCAATTGCTACACTTGGTGCTGGTATATCAAAACTGACTACTTTAACTAAAATCTTTTTTGGGGAAAGTATGTCTGGTAGAGGTAAATTAAAGGCTGCTGCTTTTTCCAATACAAAAGAGGGTAAAGAGTTGGCAGCAGCAGTTGAGGCTGGTGATAGAAAAACTATTGAGGAAAGACGAAAACAAGCACAAAAGAATTTGGAGAGTAATTTAGGTGCTCTTGGTGCTTCTATTTCTGGAACACAAGGACTCAAAGATATAATAGGTGAAAGATTATCTGGTAAATTACAAAAGGAAATAGAAAAAAACCAAAGATTACAAGCAATCAATGCGCCTGGTTCTGGATTACAAACACAAGAAGCAGCAGACGCTCTTGCTGCTTCTAATCAAAACCTTTTAGATTTAACAACACAAGCACAGAAAAAACTTGAAGGAGCACCAAGACAAAGCGCTTTAACAAAAGCACTTATGTCTAATCCTATGATTGCTAATAGTTCTATTGGTGGTATGGTTGCTCTTGGTGGTGCTATAAGTGGTTCTACTGCTAATGAGGAAACCTTATCACAAGTTGATAAACTTATCCAATCAGTTCAAGATGCTGGTGTTTCAGCAGACGCTTGGAATACTGCTGCCAAAGATTTACAAAAAGTCAAAGACGCAGCAGAAGCAAATGCTGCCCTATCTCCAAAAGGTAAAGCAGAAAAACTCAAAACAGATTTCCACACACCAAAGATAATAAACATAAACATATTGTCTGGTAATGGTTCATCTTTGATTAGTGGTGGTGTATCAACAACTATTCAATCAACACAAACAGATGCCAACTCTATCAAAACACAATTACAAACTATGATAGAGCAATCTATGATTGATATACTTACTGATACTGGCACATCTCTATCAAGAATAGCCACATCTCAATAAAATAATAAAGATTATGCCTTTACAAACACCACAAATACCTAAACCATTAGTAGAAACTGCTAATTTTTTAGAAGCATCAGTTCAAATACCATCATCTATTATTAGGGGAACACCCACAGTCATAGATGCTAATTCATTAGGTATATTGATTACTGGCGCTGGCATAGGACAAGTAAAAAGATTTATAGCACAGGCTGCTATAAAAGGAAATCAAGCAGCATTACAAGCAGCACAGATTGAAAAAAGTTTGACTAATGATTCAATAGACAGCATTTATTCAAACGAAGCAAAATTACAAGGACAAGGAGTTGGTGGTCCAGTTCAAATAATAAACAATCCTTTTGGAACAAAAAGTCCAAGCAATCTTGTAAAACCTAATCCAGATAATTTGGTTGGTAGTTATGTTTTTGACGCTTTAACTCTTTTATCAACAACTTATACTATTGAGGAATTTGATGCCAGAGGACAACTTAAACAAGGTAATGAAATAACTATTCCAAGTTTATTACTTTCAAATGCTGTTGTTTCTTTGAGTATATCAAGATATATCGCACAAACTATACCTATTGGAGCAGATGTTGGAACAATTAAAGAACTAATAAGCCAAGGTGAATTTGGTATAAAAATACAAGGACATTTAGTAAATCCTAACAATCCATTTGATTATTTTACAGATGGTGTAAATGCTTTAAAAGAGTTTTCAAGAGCACCTGTGCCAATAAATGTAGATAGTGAATTTATGAGGTTATTTGGTATTACAAGTATCATTATTGAGGATTGTGAAATAGAACAAGTAGAGGGTTTTTCTGGTGTTTTAACTTATACTATCAGTGCTATTAGTGATTCACCAATAGCAATAACAGACGCAGATAGACAACAACTAAATTCAGTTCAACTTAAAAATCAAAAAATTGGATAATGGCTTTATATAACCCAAAAGTTTGTGCTATTCTTTCATATAGAGATGGCAACCAAATTGATAAAATGAAAAATATATTGTTGCCAATTATTAGTTCATTTGAAATTTTGAAACAAAGTGATGATATATCTACAAAAGGTTGGGTAAGAATACCTAAAAACCTTGATTTAGGTTTTGATAGAGATACTACATCTAAAAATCTTGCTGGTTTTTTTACAGACCAAAATAAAAATCCATATCCTTTGAGTTCTCAACTTTTTGAGATTAGAGAGGGATTACAAGTTTTTGATTCTAATGATAAACTTGAATACAAATGGAAATCAGTTTATCCTGAATACTCTGGTGCTACTAATGATACAAATACAACTAAAAATAACACCAAACTTACTACAAAGAAAACAGAGTTATGGAGGTGGTGGAGTCCAGCAATATATTACGGACAACTATATTATTATGGAGATACTTATACTGGTAAATCAAAAGAGCAAGTTTGGAATTTGGTAAGAAACTTTATGATTGATGGTGAAATAGATTTTGAATCAAAACAACCACCTATCAACAAAACAACTGCCAATAGTCCATCTGCTTTAATGAATAAGTTTAAAGTAGGGGATTTATTGACTTTGAGATATGGTTATGCTGCTACTACTGGTGATTTTCAATTAGTAGGACCTATTCCAGGTAGTGAGGGACAAAGTGAAACACAAACACAAAGTTTCTATATTACAAACATTATAGCAGAGGAGGAAAATATACTTATAGAACTTGAAGGCTGGACTTGGATGTTGAGACAAATACCAGCAAAACTCTCTATAAGTAAATCTATTCCTATAATTGAATTTTTAGAAAAGTATATTTTTCCTGTAATACTACAATCAAGTTATATAAATGGCATTTTAACAAGGGACGCTGAAACTATGCTTTCCCCAACATTAGTGTATCAAATGGTAGGTGCTGCTCTTGATGCTGGAACTGACCCATTACAAAGGTTTGGTAGTAAAACCACAAGAAATCTTTATACTAATACAATAGGACCTTTGAGGATTAGTATTACTAATATGTATGATTTACTTT